CGGACCTGGTCGTCTATCATTCCGAAAGTAGGCTGCATGTTTTATCCCCTCTATATGCGTTGATTTTCTTTATAGATGCATGTCAGCATAATACGGCGCCAGGAAAATGGAGTTTTTCAGAAGTTTCCATCTATAAACGTTGAGCTTTTCCCCACAAGACTATTAGCGCATATCACAGCCTGTTTGTACGAATTATGAACGCTTTTTTGAAAATCATTTTTAATTGCATTAATGTTGCCCTTTTTTGCTTCATGGGTAAGTTGCTTGGATTTTGCTTGCAAAATTAATGCACGGTTGCCATACAATACGAGAACATCTACCTCGCCTAATTCATTTTTTGCATTCAGTATTCTCGCGTTGGGGTATACGTTCTTAGAACCAAAAATGATTTCCAAGCGTTCCCTGCAAAACGTTTCTGTAAATATGCCTCGGTTAATAAAGGATTTATTTTTGTATGCAGTATCATTTGCCATCCAATAATATGGGGATTCATAAATGGCTTCCGCCAGGCTCGCTGCTAGAAAGGAGATGAATTGGTTATCATCAACACGTATAAGCGGAGCCGCATTTATCCTGTTGAAGTCATTCAACGAGCGATACGTCTGATTCCTATCTTCTTGAGCGAGAGAAAACGCATCCAAGACAGCCGAAATCGTTGAACTGTCATGATCAGGGAGCTCTTTTTCAAGATCATGAATACAAAACATGAATCCCGGTAATATTGTAGGATCCGTTGGAGACAGTTTCCGAATTTTTTCAATTTCTGCCTGTAAATTACGCCCCAATACATTAAATATTGCATCAATGACTGATCTTGCCTCAGATATCGTAAAGTTTTTATTATTTTTTAGCCATTCATCGTCTGCATTATATTTTTTAACCGCCAAATCCAAATACTGGAATACGAGTGCCGATTCTCCACTATAAAATATAGTTTCACGGGCCATAGGACCGTAGTCTGTGGGATAAGGTGCAGGATCACCATTAACCTCGGATAAGAATAAAGGTTCAATTAACACATCATGCAATTCTTTTAACAAAGTGTCAGTGCGCTCTAAATACTCTTGCATAATATTTGGCTTTGGGATTGTGTATTCAATAGTGGTCTGGACCAGCAATCCAATAAGAATGGATACTTCTGATCGAATGAGTGTAGATGGTGAATATAGACGCTGGACATCCTCTACAGTTAGCTCATGACTGAATCCAATCGTATGATCTCTAAAGCAGATGTATGCAATTGCGTGCACATATCCAGGGGATGTGCATAATTTCTGAAGATCTGCAAAAACCTCTTCTTCTCTTCTATTTGCCATGAATATAATTCTACAACACCAGGGCATAGTGGGGAATATTATTCGGGAAGGGGCAGCTGGCGCATAACTGCACTTGCCCAGCCGGACATGGCCAAATATTTTTGATCTGGCAGGGGAGAAAAAGGCGCCTTTCCCCCTTAAAAGGTGCGCTGGAGGGGTAGGGTGGGGTCCTTAAAAAAAGTGTCCCAAGTGTATTTTGCTACCGCTTGCTACCGGAAAAGTGTCCACTTATAAAGGGCTAAGTCATTGATAAAATGGTCGGGGCGAGAGGATTCGAACCTCCGGCCCTCTGCTCCCAAAGCAGATGCGCTACCAGGCTGCGCTACGCCCCGCCAAAAGCAAGCCTCGTATTATCATATACTTTTTGCGCACAATCAACTTTTTATGCAAATAAAAAGTTGTCCCGGACTGTCCCGGACGCGCAGAAGGGGGCGCTGATGGGATTCTGGCGCGATCAGAAGTATGAGTTTAAGTTCGCGGTCACAGGGACCGATGAAGCCATACGTGATGGCGGGTCTCTCGATCCCAAACGCCTTCGCAAAGCCATCCGCCGAGCGGTGCAGAAGATGGGCCGCCAGGCGTTCAACGCAGGATCCCGAGCGATCCGGGAAGACTATACCATCCCAGCCTCTGATATCAAAAAAGCTGCCCAGATAACCGTGGACTTCAGCGATGGCGGATCCGCATATCTGCGAGTGAAGGGCCGCCGCTTACCCCTCGGGATGTTCAAGCCTTCACAGAAGAAGGCGGGCACGTCTGTGCGACTGCGGAAGCAGAAGGGCCGACAGGTGGTCCCTCACACGTTCCTGATCGCAGGTAAGGAGCATGTCTATATCCGGGCGGCGGCGGACCGGGTTGGTGGATGGCAGAAGGGGAAGCGGATAATAAAGGCCTTGATAGGTATCCCCACAAGCAAGAGCACAAGAGTGGGGCGATATCCGCTCTGGCGGGTATATGGCCCGTCGATCCCCTCGCTGTTCCGGTCCAAGCATGTGGAGAAGATAATGCGCGACCTGATATCGACGAAAGGAGCGGACATCCTCCGCCACGAGATCAGCTACGAGCAATCAAAGGAGCCAGCCGATGGGGGGGTGTGATGGGTCCTTCCAAGCCCCCCCGCCCTGCGGATCGGGCACCCCGCGAGGAATCGCCAGATTTACGCGGGGTAAATTGGTTGTTGTTGTTGTCCCCAAGGGTATGTTAAACAATGGATTATGAGCAGACAGAAAAAAGCGGGCGCAACGAAGGCCAAAACAAAGGCCAAACCCCGCGCCAATCCGTCACGATCTCGCGCAAAATCACCAAGCCCGCCGGCCCCGCCAGCCTCTCCGCCACCGGAGGAATCCTGCCCACACCTGGCCTCGCCGCGGCTGAATCTGGAGGCCGCCGCCAAGCATTTCGACATCTCCACCCAGGCATACCGGCAATGGCTGGCCAAAGGCGCCCCATACTTGCACAAGCCCACCACTCCGAAAGACTCCTGGCGCATCTGCCCGGAATGCGTGGCCGCCTGGCGATCGGGCCGCGATGCGGAAAAGGAAAAGTCCACCACCACCCAGACCGATTACTGGACCGAGAAAACCCGCCGCGAGAAGGCCGAGGCCTCGCTGGCCGAGATGAAGCTGGCCCAACAGCGCGGCGAGATGGTGGAGGCCTCCGCCGTCGCCCGGATTCTCGTCGGCCTTTTCGGCGGGATGCGCGACAAACTCTCCGCCCTCCCATCCAAGCTTGCCCCGCGTCTGGCCAACTGCTCCGCCATCGAGGCCCAGCAGGTGATCGGAGCCGAAATTCATGACATCCTCAACGACCTCTCGCGCCCGGATGTTGAAGCCCTCCTCGAAGCGGCTTTCGCGCCTGATCCTGCAAGCGATGGCCACGTTCCAGCCGCCGCCGCCCATGACAGTCAGCCAGTGGGCTGATCAAAACCGGATCCTCCCGAAAGCCTCCGCCGAGCCCGGACGATGGCGCACCAGCCGCGCCCCATACCTGCAGGGGGTCATGGACGCAGTGGCCGACCCAGCCATACACACCATCGTGGTCGTCTCCTCGGCGCAGATCGGCAAAACAGAAGCGATCCTCAACACCATCGGATACATCATCGACCGCGCCCCCGGCCCCATCCTCTACCTGATGCCCACCCTGGAGATGAGCCACGCCCTCAGCAAGGACCGTCTGGCCCCGATGGTCGCAGACACTCCCTGCCTGTCCGGCAAGGTCACCGACCCAAAATCAAAAGAGAGCGGCAACACCCTTCTCCACAAGATTTTCCCCGGCGGGCACATCACCCTGGCCGGCGCGAACTCCCCCGCCTCCCTGGCCTCCCGCCCTGTGAGGTACGCATTCATGGACGAGGTGGACCGCTTCCCCGCCAGCGCCGGCAGCGAGGGCGACCCGGTCACCCTGGCCATCGCCCGCACCCGCACATTCTGGGATCGCAAAATCCTCATGACCTCCACCCCCACGGTGAAGGGGTTGAGCCGCATCGAAACAGCCTACGAGGGATCAGACCAGCGCCGCTACCAGGTGCCATGCCCCCACTGTGGCGAATTCCAGGTCCTCACCTGGAGCCAGGTAGTGTTCGCCGAAAAGGACGAGCGCGGCCACCGTGACCCCGCCGCCACCACCATCGCCTGCGCCCATTGCGGATGCGCCCTCACCGAGGCCGACCGACTCCGCATGATCCCGCAAGGCCGATGGGTGGCCACCGCTCCATTCAACGGCGTGGCCGGTTTCCACTTGTGGGAGATTTACTCCCCCTGGACATCCCTGGCGGACATGACCACCCGATGGCGCGCCGCCGCCCGCGAGGGCCAGGAGTCAATCCGCGTGGTGGTCAACACCATGCTGGGTGAAAGTTACGAGGAAGCGGGGGAGCAGACCAAGCCAGAGGGCTTGATCAGCCGCGTGGAGGATTACGGGCCCGCCGTGCCCGCGCCCGCCTGCGTCCTCACCGCCGGCGTGGACGTGCAGAAGAACCGCCTGGAGGTGGTGGTCAACGCATGGGGCCAGGGCCGCGAAAGCTGGAATATGGATTATCGCGTGTTGCATGGAGACACCAGCCAGCCAGACCTCTGGGCGGAGCTGGACCAGTACCTCCAGCGCGCATGGCCCCACGAGAGCGGGAACCAGCTCCGCATCCTCTGCACATGCATCGACTCTGGCGACATGACCGACACCGTGTACAAATTCACCGCCCCCCGCGCCCGGCGGTTCGTCTTCCCGGTCAAGGGCATCTCCACCCTCGGCGCGCCGCTGGTGAAGCTCCCCAGCAGCTCCGGCGGACGCAAGACCCTGGCCCGGAAGATGGACGCGCTCCTGCACACGGTCAACCCGGACCAGGCAAAGCGGCTGATATATTCCTGGCTGGCGCTCACCCCGCCCCGGCCTGGCGACTCGTCGCCTGGCTTCATGCACTTCCCCCGCGCCCGCGACGCGGAGTATTTCGGCCAGCTCACCGCCGAGAAGATGGTGACCCGGATCAGCAAGGGCGTGTCCCGCCGCGAGTGGGTGAAAACCCAGCCGAGAAACGAGGTCCTGGACTGCACCGTGTACGCCCTGGCCGCGCTGGAAATCCTGCTCCTGCGCGGGCTGAACATCCCGAACCTGCAAGCCAAACTAAACCCAAGGTAAAAATATATGACCGATTCGCCAGTTATGACCACCCGATGGATATCCGTCTCCCAGGCCTGCGAGCTGATGAAGAAGCGCCGGGGCTACACCGTCACCCCCCAGCGGATGCGCCAGATCATCCAGGACCACCAGCACACGGGAAAGGGATTCGAGGCCACCCGGATCAACAACACCGGGTGGTGGAACATCGAGCGGGAAAGCTTCGAGAAGTGGTTGGACCAGGTCTCCGGGTTCTGATAATATTACAGGATGGATAACCAACCCGCATGTTACAACCCAGCGCAGCCGCGACCGATGAAGCCGAAGGATGATGTTATAATCGCGTTAATGAAGTATGCCAAAGAGAACATTACTACCGGAATTACTGCTAAAAAATCCATAGCCCATTTGGAAGCTTTGGGTTATGACATGAGAGAAAAAAGCCCAACCCGTGTGTTGTATCAGGACACATGGAGGGACTATATGAAAGCTGTGGATAATTCGCTCACCGGTGAAGATGATTACTTCAATCTTAAGACAATCGGATATTTCCAGTTGATGGAGCATGAGGAACTGGCCCACGCCCGCGAAGCTTCGCAGCAGTCCAGGCGATATGCTATCGCCGCCATGGCGATATCGGGCTTGCTGGCGCTAGTGAACTTTTTCTAGACGCCATAACCCCGCCCAAACCGAAAGAACCGAAAGAACCGAAAGAACCGAAAAAAGCGAAAAAAGCGAAAAAAGCGAAAGAACCGAAAGCCGCCACGCCTGATTAGTTGAAATACTCCACTCCATGAGACACACGTCATGGAGTGGCCGATGGCAGGGATAACCCTGGCGCAGGCGGAAGCCCAACTGGCGGCATACCTCGCCGCCGAAGCCGCCGTCCTGGCCGGCCAGTCATACTCCATCGCCGGCCGATCCCTCACCCGCGCCAACCTGGACGCCATCCAGCAGGGCATAAAAATATGGGATGACAGGGTCCAGAAGCTCGCCACCTCCACCACCCGCGGCCCCCGGCTGTACAACGGAGTGGTGGCCCCATGAAGGAATCCATCGCCAAGCGCCTGGCCGCCGCCCAGCCCACCATGCTGGACCGGGCCATCTCCTGGCTATCCCCCGCCACGGGGCTGGAGCGCCAACGCGCCCGCCAGACCATGGCCCTCACCGGCGGATATGACGCCGGGTCTCGCTCCTCCCGCTCCATGCGCAACATGCGCACCGCGGCGATGGATGCGGACGCGGCCTCCCTGTACGACCTGCCCACGCTGCGCGAGCGCTCGCGGGACCTGGTCCGCAACGCCCCCCTGGCCACCGGCGCGGTCAATACCGTGGTCACCAACGTGGTCGGCTCCGGGCTGGTGTTCCAGTCCCGGCTGGATCGGGCCGTGCTGGACATGGACGACGACGAGGCCTCGGAGTGGGAATCGAACACCGAGCGCGAGTTCGCCCTGTTCGCCGCAAACTGCGATATCGAAAGGACCTCCACC